AGTAACGCCTACTTAGGAGCCCTTGAAACGGGTCGTCAGCGCGCCTTCCAAGCGCAAGCTATGCAGAACCAAGCGCGTGATACGCAGTCACTACTCGGTGGCGCGATGCGAGACATTGGTGGTGTTGCCTTGGATGTTGGTATTCGTAGGATGATGGATGGGCAAAGAGCACAGAATATGGCTAGTGCTTATGGTAATCAAAGCGCAGCACTAATGGATACGCCCGTTGCGCCTACTGATGTTATTCCAGAAGCAGACACGCTAAACCTTCAGATGCTTGGAATGCCAGGCACTGAGGGCATATTTATGGGCGCACCATTACAAAACATTCCCGTTGGAACCTCCGTGCCACAGTCTATGCCTGAACCATTGCCCGCGCCTTCTCGTGTTGGGATGATGCCAAACGTTCCTATGCTCAGAGACTTTACTGCGCCTGCAATACCAAACAGAATGTTGCCTATAGCTGGTGGTGGTGGTTATGGCTTACCATCAAACGGGCCATCACAAAGAGTTGCTGGCGCACCAGTTCTTTCTCCGATTACAATGAGAAGAAGTATGAGTATGCTTGACCCAAGAATGGGGCAGGTTGGGCCAACAATGGCGCAGACTGGAATGCTTGGCGCTTTAGCTGGAACAAGTCGATACCAAGGAATGGGATTGGGTCAGATACCATTGAGAACGCCATCGCCAGTTCCGTCTTCGTTTCCAATACAAAACCTTATTGGATTTGACCCGTCTGCTTACTTCCCTCAAATGATGCGATAGAATGGCTAGTTTGTACGAACAGTATATGACCTCTGTCTCTGCAATGGATCAGAGGCGAGAACAAGAGAGACAGTTTGCCCTTCAACAGCAAGCACAACAACTACGCGAACGCGCTCTTGCTGAACAGATTCGTGCGGCTGGTGTCTCAGAAGCCCAAGATGCAGAGCGCATTGGTCTAATGGGACAAGACGTTGCACTAAGACGAGAACAGTTTGATACGGAAAAAGAGTATCAAGACTATCTCAGAAGCCTATCAAGAGAGGCCACTATTACTACAAGGGGCGGCCAGCAAGTAACAACAACATTTACTCCAGCTCAGCTTATTAGTTTGCAGCCTGAACAACAAGACCCATATAGGGCTTATCAGTTTAGGATGACTAGGGCTCCGATAGAGACAGCTTCTACATTTAATAGGCTTCTTGGTCAGGCAGACTTTACACCAGATGTAACAACATATGACCAGCCTTGGACTCCAGGCGGCACAAGGGCTCCAATTTTTGGAAGTAGGCAAATTGTGTCAGAAGTCATACCAGAGGAAAGGTTTACTAATTATGGCTCAAGCTTGTCATCAGCAATTAGAGGCTTAAGGCAAGAGCAAATAGAAGCGGCTTATGTCAACCCTGCGTCTCTTTATGCAAGTCTTAGCTCTGCGCTTCAGGCCGTGCCAACTGAAAGCAAATATGAAACTCAAAGGCAGAATGTACTGGGAATGGTAGACAGGGCTCTTTTGGACGTAGGTCTTCCAGCATTCTCGTCGCTTAATATGTCTGGCTTAACGCAACAACAAGAATCAGAATAGGGTAATTAGCGCATGAACGAAGACGAAATCTTCGCTCTTCGTAGTGTCTTTGAGACAAACCCTGATCTTTTTGCGCCACAAGATTACGAGCCAATTTCTAGCTTGTATCAAGGCGTAGATCAACCGCCGTCTCTGTTTACACTACAGCAGGCACAGTTTGATGCGCGTGACAATAACGACTTCTCTTTCGGTGGCGTATTGTCTCAGTTTGGTCTTGGGTTTATCCAAGGCTTTACTACCCTTCCAGCTGGCGATGATCCCGACAACATAGCTGAGGCTATATCTAGAAACGTAGGTAACGTACTTGGCTTTCTAGGTATAATCCCAGGTGTTGGTACAGTAGCCAAGATAGGATTCAATGGTCTTACCCGTGGTGTGCTTGCCGCTGGAAAAGCCTTTGGTGCTACCGAGCGTGCAGCCAAAGTCATTGGCGCTACGGGCAGGGCTGGATCTTCCCTTATATCTAAGGGCGAGATGTTCGGCAAGCCGTACACGCGTGTCACAAGTGTACCGTTTCTTGTAGCAGAAAAAGCTTATGGCGCTCTAAGCAAGAGACTGTCGCCTAACGCTGTCAAGTTCTTGTCTGAAACAAGAGCAGGCACGGCGCTACGTGAAGGCTTTATCGGTGGTGTTGCCTCTGGTGTATCTACCCTTCCTTACGGCTTTTCAGAAGCTGGCGAGGCTGGTCTTATAGGTGCCACTGAGAACGCCGTATTTAGGGCTGTATCGAACGCAATACCTGGCAAGGGTGGTACAGCCATAGCATTACGTGCCGTGACGAATGCGGCCTATTCTGGGGCTTATTCTGGCTTGCGTGATGACCCGCTTCCGATAACCGTATATCACACGCTACTTGGTGGTCTCTTGGGCGCAGACGATCTGCCCTTCAACGAGATTAGAGCCAATGGATATATGGCTCGTAAGATGCAGGGTACTTCCCATATGTTCAAGGGAACGGCCATTGCACAGGCGATGAAGGATCCAGAGTTTGCTGATCTGCCTACGGACGTACAAGAGATCGTTAAAGAGCAGTTCGACCTTACGCTTGCCGCCAACATAAACTACGTAGACAAAGAAGGTGTTCAGCAAACGGTAGGTCTTGGTGAGGCCATAAGCCTTATATCTGCCGCTGATGCCGCAGGTGACTCTAACTACTTTCGTAATCTTGCGATTGATGCCGCTACACGCAACGATGCTGATGCTGCCAACTCATACGCTGAGATGGCTTTCATCAAACGTGTCAAGGAAGGTATCGACGAAGAGACGACCAATATGGAAGCAGAGGCTATTGCCGAAGCTGAGCAGTCACGGTCGGCAGAAGCAGAGCGCGAAGCCCTAGAGTCCTTTGGCGTAGGCACTAAGACGGAAGAGCCTACGGCTGATCCTAATGCAAGGGAAATCAACGAGCAGGCTGCTTACGAAGCGCTTGATGAGCTTGGCAAGACCAAGTTCTTGATTGATGGTATCCTAGAAGGTACACGATCAGACGCTGTAGAAAACGCCTCCATACGACAGACGCTTGAAGATCACGACGTACCACTTACGCTTCAGAAGCCATTACAGCGTATTGCTACCTTCGTTGGCCCAGAAGACCTAGCGCTTGTCGGTGGCAAGATTAGGCAGTTTGCTAGTGAGATCAAGGAAGGAACGCGCAAGTTCAACGACATAGAGCTTACTAAATTCTTTGATGACCTGTCTCTATACCCAGCAGACGCAGAGATAAAGAAGGGCGCTACTGAGGCTGAGACACGCAGATTTGTTCAGACTCGTAACCGATATAGTGCTTTGAAGGACTATATAGATACGCACTCAGGCAAGTCTGATATAGTACAAGCCCTTCTTCGTGAGATTAGTCCTACCAAGACAGCTAAGAAAAAACTTGTATACGTAAGGAATAAGGAGGGTGAAGAAGTAAATGTAACTCTACACACGGCTGGGTCTAAGGGAGACGACTTTGAAAATGTTCTTCCTAATGGTGACAAAATATCTGAAGACTACGACACGACCCTGCTTGATGCCGTACTTGAAGACGCTGGTGTTGAGGTACGGTATCTAGATATTGCTCTATTTGGAGAAAGAAAAGGGCAGAGAGTAACTTGGACAAAGGGTGGCGCAGCAGATTCCTTTACTGGTATTAAACAGGTCTACGAAGATTTAGAGCTTGCAGAGAAGGGCATAGATGGCGATGCTTCCCTTCTTGTAAAAGACCTTGTGAACAAAGGCTGGATACCATTTCAGTTTAGGAAAGACAGTGGTCAGCTTATTGTAACCAAGGGATATGTTTGGGAAGGACTTGGCGTTAAGCCAAACGAAGTTGATCCCTTACTGCGCAACATATACTCAAGGCTCAGAGATTCTGGCGTAAGCGAGAGCGAAATCAGAAAGATGGTAGAAGTAGGCTCGTTGCTTACTCCATCTGGTGTTGAAAGAAGCTTTCGGAAGAATGCGCTTCTGAACAATATGATTATGCTTGGTCGTATTTACGACCAGCCTACGCTTACAGCAGATCCACTGGATATAGCTGCCTCACTCAAGCGTATGTTCTTCGGTGAAGGCAAGCTATTCAAGAACGCAGCTGATCTCAACAAACGTATGCAGGGTATTACCGATGGTAATATGCCTGTACCAGCTTCGTTCTTTGACCGCATTGCTATACAGCCCATCATGGCTAAGAAGCGATTTGGAGATCTTGCGTACACGGGTGGTAGCAACCGTAGGGGTCGAGAAGGACTAACCCTTAACGTAGAAGGCATAGGGTCAGTACCTGCAATGGGCTACCGATACGACTTCGGAGAGCTTGGACAGTTCTTTATATCCAAGGTCAAAGGTGGCTGGCAAACCTACAAGCTTGGAGATCCTGCTGATGTAGAGCGTGTTACTGGTACAGCCACTGCTGGCGGCAGGGAGTATCGAACAGAGTATGTACCAACAGAAGGCGAGATCCCAAGCGCTGTACCTGTCGGTGGTGTGTTCGGCAAGAGACAAGATGCTATAAGCAACATACTACAAGACACAGAAAGAGAGGCAGCCCCATCTGTCAGGAGAGCGCAAGTACCTACCTATGGCCGTGTAGGTGGTGTGCGTACAATGTATGTACAAGGCGATCTTGATATGGACGGATACGTACCATACAAGTACGCAGACGGTAAGCCCGTAGAAGAAGTGTATGACGGCTACGTATACGTGCACAACAATCTCTACGATAGAATGGCTGATCTTATGGGTCAGTCTGGTGGTGAGAGTGGCCTTAAGCTATCTACGGTACACAACAACGGCGTAGACGGCTTGGACTTTAATAAGGCGTTCTTCCTGCGCGCAAGCGACGATCTTTCTGAACAAATGGAAAGGATGGGTCGTGGCGGCATAGGGATGATCGTGATGGATACGTCAAGCAAGATCCGTGGTACACGCAAGCTGTACAAGCGAAAGACATCTACCGATGAGAACGGTGTCATTAAGTCCATAGACTTCTTTGACGACAAGGGCGCAGTAACAACAGACCCCGAGACTTACGTCACACCATTCAGTGCGTTCAGAATGAACCCTGGTGCTTCTCAGCACAGGTCTCTTGCGATTACGTCTAAGTTTGTAAAGGGTGTTCGTGTACCTACACGCAAGAACAATATACCACTACAGTTACTGACTACTATACGAGACGATGAAGGCGCTGTATCCAGCGTGATGGATTCGTATATATCTGAGTCTATCGAGGGAGATGCTGAGGCGTATCGTCGCTATCTGAATGGTGATCTGTCTGACTTTGATATAGACAACATTCCGATACAGTCTCTTGTAGAAGATGTGCTTGGTAAGAATCCATTTAACTTGGAAGTCTATCAGCACGCGATGCACCAAATAATATTCGGTAGACCACCGAAAGAAGGCAACAAGATTGTTGCAGCAGACGAAGAGATTGGCCAAGATGATGACGGGCTATCAAGCGTAGACGACATGAGCTTTGCCGCTGATATGGCTGGCGCTCGTGGTCAGCTTGAGGCAATTCTAGACAAGCCCTCTGCGATAAGCCCTACGCTTGTCACAAGCTTTGGTAACTACATCGAGCGCTCTATAATCAACTACATAAACCGTAGGGTTACAAGACCACGCTTTGACTACGGTGGCCAGTCGCAGATGTACCCACTCCAAAGTGAGGTAGCCATATCAAGTATCTTACAGTTATCCAAGTCCCTTCCTACGGATAAGATGTATGACGGGAAGCTTGCTAAGACGATGCCCAAGGGGCAGATACCAAGGGGTTACGTCGTTCTTGATTCTGGAATGCGGAATGTCATTATCCCGTTTATGGGTAAGGACACAAAGCTTGGAGATGCTTGGGATGCTTACATCAAAGCTGTACAAAAGGAAGAGCCTAGGGCAGAGCTACCTATTGGGCCTGCCAAAGAAGAAGACATTGCTGTTTCCCAAATAGATTTTCAAGAGGAGCAAACCAGAGGCTACAGAAACAGAACTATTAAAAATGCTTCTGCTGATGCTACCATTGCAATAGCGGTGGACTTTAATAGTGCTGGAGAAAGACTCACTAAATCTTCAGTACTAAATCAAGGCAAAAAGTATATTCCTATTGACGCTAATAAATTATCAGACATAGACAAGCGATCAAATAAAATTGTAGAAACACTAAACTCTGTTAATGCCAAGACATTGAATATAGCTGGCAATGGCATATATACAATGAAAGGCAAGTATACTCAAAAACAAGTTGATGATTTTACCTATGATTTATTAAAAGCTGTTATCGAATCCCCGAATCTTAAAAACAAAATAACTTCTATTAGAACTGGCGGGCAAACTGGGTTTGATGAGGCTGGAGCTAAGGCAGGACTTAGATTAGGTATTCCTACAACGATATTAGCACCTAAGGGCTGGACGTTTAGGAACGTTGAGGGAAGGGATATTTCTAATGAGCAACAATTTAAGGATAGATTTGCTGGCGCTAGTTTTGGTAAGCCTGCCAAAGAGAAAGTGGCCGCGCCTTCAATTAAGACTCAGATGGAAGAAGCGCTTGAAGCGCTCTACATTCGTGTGCCTATGGCTACACAAGAAGGCGCACGAAACCTAAAGCTTGCAGGGTTTACTAATCAGCGAGGCTATGGCGTTTACATGCACGGCTTCGATATGAACAAGCTTGGTGGCGCTGACCTTGATGGTGACAAGGCTTTCTTCATATTCGATATGGACAAGACGGGCGGCAAGTCTGGCCCCGTCCGAAACTATTATCGCAAGTTTGCAGACACGGGCGTACTCAAGAAGTCAGACGATCCCTTGGTTTCTGATGTGCCTACGCCAGTTAAGGATCCAAAGCTTGATGTCATATTTGACATACGTGACGAAGAGCGATTCGACAGCAAGTTCTCTGTGCTGAACCCCGTTACTAATGTCTACTCTGGTATAAGCGCACGTCACGGTAACCAAGGTATTGGCGCTCACGCACTGTTTCCAAGGCGCGCACAAGAGCTTATTGATGTACTAAGGGAAAAAGTAGCGCAAGCAAGGAAGGCTGGCAAGGACGTTGTACACATAGATAGCAGTGTAAAAGTAGACCTATTCGGAAATAAATACGTAATTAGGTCTTGGTTTAGTGTAGACGGATTTGAAGACAGAGTACGCGAAACCTATAGGATAAACAACGACTTATTACAGCGGTCTGCCGACTCTGCTGACGTTCCGATGAAGAACAGTCTCGAGGAAAGAATGCAGGTTGTTGTAGACAAGCTTGTTAATCTTGGTAGTGAAAAGGCAAGCCCAGGGCAGCCAGCACTGTCGCCTCCCGTAGAACCAAAGTCTGTTAAAGCGTCTCGTATTGCTGTTATGGAAGACGCTATTAGCCTTGACAGCGGTAAGAGAACGGCAGAAAACCTATACGACTACCTTAATAGTATATCCAACTTTTCTAAAACTAAAACTAAGAAGTCAAACATATACTATAGGTCGCTATCTGTTTTAGGTAAGTCCTTTGATATAAACAAGTTAGCACCAACAAAGAGTAGTCAGCTATCAGACAGCAAGCTTCGGCAAAACAACCCTAATCCAAACAACTTGCGTCCATCGTTTATGCCTCACGAAGGTATCATACGTATGGCTGAAAGGATTAGGAATGAGTCTGGCAAGGAAGGAAGTCCTATACAAACCTTTGTTGGTGGTGGTCGTGCTGCATTCGGCGCTGCTACAAACTACAAAAGCCGTTGGCAAGCTAACGGCGACATAGAAGCGTCTACCATAGCTACGGCCCTAACTGAGACGGGCAAGCGTGCGCTCTCTCAGATTAAAGCTAAACAGAATATAAACGACAAGGAAGCGCTCGCTGCGATGCAGCAGTTCAACGACAAGATCTTTGAGATCAAGAACGCGCTTAATGATGCCACCAACCGTGGTGATGTAGAGGCCATCGAAAGAGCTTACGCAAGGCTAGACAACATATTTGAAAGGCTTTCTGCGGTAGGACGTGATGTACGCAGTCACTATATGATGCTACTCTACAGTCCTATCAACGGTCTTAAGAAGACCAAGACGGGCCCCGTGCTTGACACTAACCTACGTCAAGCCATACGTCGCTACTATGGTATACGTCCCGATGACGTAAGAATGTACTTTGAGCTTATCTCTTCTGTTGAGACTGGCTACTCTGGCAAGACTACTATACTACGTCCTAAGCCAGAAACTAAAGCAACAGTAGCTGAGCCTGCGCCAAGGGTGACAAGACCAAGCCTAATGGGCGACAGTCCGTCAACAAGTGTTGATTCAGATATTGTATCTGATCCTGCGACACAAGCAGCCAAGGCAGCTGGCTTTGAAGTAAACGCAGAGGCTGAGCGCGCTTACCGTGTGAACGGTCTTGATGAACGCAAGCGTATGCTTGGCCATCTTGAGAACATAGAAGCAATCAAGGGGGCTGTTGATGAGGCTGGTGTCTTTGATCCAAGCAAGAAGTCTGGACAAGAAGCGCAGAAGCTTCGCGACCGTATGGTTGCCGTGTTTAACCGTAACCCACAGCTACTTGAGCACTTCAACGAAGTGTTCTCTTACGCTACGGGTGAGGCAAGTTTGTTTGGCCCATACACAGCGCTGAGTGCCGCCGACCGTGATTCAATAGATAGGTTCTTGGCTTTCTTCGAGAAGCCGTTTGACCGTGGTATCTTGCAGAATCTGGTCAATCGTGCTGCTGCTGGCGAGGACGGCTTACTATCCAAATGGTTGCCGTACTTTTTCCCAGACAGCATAGCTAATGCTATGAAGGCGAATGACCTTATAATAGGAAACGATAAGGTCAGAAAGCTTGTCTTTACTAAGGATGGTGTTAAGAACCTACCCGTAAGACCCGTGTACTCTGCTGGCGACGAGATGGTGAATACCTTCAAGCTTGCGAATGAAGCAGAGTCTGAGAACTTCTCTGTGTTTGATCGACTAATCAACGATCTTGCTGGCGATATAGGTGACCAAGGTAGGAATCAAGACGGCGATACGATGTTCAAGATCGCCGTTGGTATTCGTGAGATGAACTCTTACCTGCGCAAGGAAAGAGATGGTGGCTTACGTCTTAGCAAGAAGCAACTGATTGATGCCATCGAATCTACCGAGAGCACGATAAAGATCGGCAATAGAAGCGTAGAAGTACCAGAAGAGATCATGCGCTTCAGAGATCTATACGCTGACTACAAGCGCATACTTGAACTAGATCGTTCTTACAGCTTCAAGATGGGAGGTCTTGGCGACAAGTTTATCAGACTAAGCGCCGAGGAAATGATGGGCACTCTTGGTGAAAGAGACAAAGCTGGCGCTATCAACAAGCGTATTACGGACATATACAAGCTTGTCTACGAAGACTACATTGGCGACTATAGCGAAGGCAATGTGCCTAAACGTGACGCCAAGTTTATGGTAATGGACAGCGCTGGTGATATAAACTACGCTGCGTCTGTAGACAAACTGCGCAAGTATATGGCGCAGAACGGGAAGCTACCTAACCTTACATACAACGGCGTACAGCGCTTGATGTATGAACAGCAAGTACAGTTTTACCATCAGAATAGGATACTTGTAAGTCGTCTTACGGCACAAGAGCGTGACTACATTGAGCGCCACCCAAGCCTAAGCTTTGCTGAGGGTGATGATGGTATCGTCGTGACAGGCTCGTCTCGTGACCTGCGTGAAGCTGGCTTGCTGAACAGACCCGTAGAACTGTATCGCAAGATTACGTCAAGAGAAGACGTGATTGTTCAAGGCGAGGAAGGCGAAAGGCCAATCCAAGGCGTAAGAAGACAAAACGAGTACAAGGTCGAGCGTGTCAATGGCTTTGATGAACTCAACCGTTTCATACGGGAAGATGTAGGTGGCTTTGAGTATCAAGGCAATCACCCGTTTGAGAACGTGGTATGGAAAAAGGATCCAAGCCGAGACGTAAACCGTGGCGATGACGATGAAGCTTACGAAGTCAACATACTTCAAGCCGAAGAAGTAGACAACATATACGCAGCAAGAAGGTACAAGACGCGATACAACCCCGTAGGCAAGCGCGACGGTGACGTGTATTGGGCGCGTATGAACCACGACCCTGCCGTGGTAGATAAGTTTGTGCGTGGCCTGAAGAAGCCTGAGAACCCTGCTGATGAGCGCCGTATGGCCGTGTTCCTTAAGAACCTAATCATGCAGAGCAAGATCTCTTCGGAGATGTTGTCGCAAGACTTGCAGGCTATTGTCAATAGTTACGAACCCTTGCGTGATGGTACCGATCCAGTCTTCACAGAAGCTATCGTAAGAACCCCGTCCAACCTTAAGGCGCGTGGCTTTATACCATTCCCAGGTTGGTCGTCAGACATTACTGTGCTTACGGACTACTCTCGTTCTATGGTAGAGGCACAAGCCAAGGCTGTGTCTATCCTACTTGGGCAAGACACGGTCAAGCGTTTTGAGTCACGGGCTGTTACTGAGAATCAGATTAGACCCAACCTTATCGTAGAATGGAAGGACTACCTGCGTACATACCTTCAGTCCTACCTTGGTATATCAAGCCTTACAACAGAAGGCGTAGCTTCATCCGATGGTACAAAGGGTAAAACCGTAGGGTTCTTTACCAGTGACGAAGCCGTGTTTGAGAAATGGAGAACCTTTGATCGGAGGTTCTTCGGTGGCAAGTACGTACAGCGACAGATTGATCGCGACGTAGAGAACGGTATGTCACAAGCCGAAGCAGAGCGCGTTGCCAAACAGCGTGCTTCCAACTGGCTTAGGTCATTCAGTAGGGCTGAAGCTAAGTATCAGCTTGCGACACTGCTTGCAAACACAAGGTCTCTTACGAACAACCTTGTTGGTGGTAGCGCTATGACTATGGCCTCTGTTGGGTTTAGGAACTTCATCAGAGCGTCGAGATCAGACTATATGGCTGGGATCAGCCCCAACCTTGCTACCACGGCAGATAGGATAAGAGAGGCAGAACGCTATGGTGTGATTGAAACCTTTATTCAGAAGGAAGCAAACCTAACACCTGCGTTCCAAACCGTAATAGGTAGGGCTGCGCTTAAGGATGTGCTTAAGCTGATTAAGCAGAATCCTTTAGCCAAAGACTCTGAGATACGAACCATCTTGCGTAACCGTGGTCTGCAAGACAAGCTACTATCTACGGCTGGCTGGTTCATGCAGTTCTCTGAGCGGCAGGTACGTACCAACGCGTTCTGGGCTCACTACCTTAAAGCAAGGGAAGTCTATAACATAGACCGTACTACAAGGTACAACGACCCGAGGCTGATTGAGCTTGCGAAAAAAGGATCAGACGCTTCTCAGTTCTTGTACAATAGTGCAAGCCGTCCTATCGCATCAGCCACGCCTATCGGTAAAATCTTTTCCCGATTCCAACTGTATGCTTGGAACAGCGTACGCTTCCGTAGGGACGTGTATCAGCAAGCTAAGGCGCTCGGGTTTAGGCAGGACACGCCAGAGTTTGAAAGACTGCGTACGGCGCTTACAGCAGATCTGATGGTCTTAGGGCTTGCGTCTACGCTTCCATACTCTACGTTCCAAGCAGTAGCGCCCGTTGGATTTGGCGCGCTTACAAGTCTATCTGAGTACCTCTTCGGTGACGAGGAAGAGCGCGAGAAAGCTTTCTTTGGTATCCTTCCTTACCCTGCAAACATCATAGGTTTGGCAGCACCTCCTGGGCTTAGGATACTTACTACGCCAGTCAAGGGTGGTATGGCGTTGTTTGATCTTATGTTACTCAACAGTAGTGAAGATCTTGAACTGTTCTTGCAGAACGACCTAACGTCCTTGATACCGTTCGGGTCTATGGTTAAGAACCTGTACAGAGCCAAGGAATCACCACAGATGAGCATAGAGTTCTTGACGGGACTACCCTATATGGCGCTGTCAAGGACAATGAACAGGCTCAACAGTGTAGATGAGCTGTATCAGATGCCGTTCGGTAGCGCAAGACTTGCTGTGCCTGCGATGACGGACAAAGAGAAACGTGCGCGACGCAAGGAAATAAGGGAAGAACGGGAAGACGCTATGCTTGACTCAGAATCGGGGACTGTTGTTAGCGGTAATAGCGATGAAGAGTTGAACAACGCCATTAGGTCAATGGTGATGGAGTTCAACTACGCAGTTCAGTCGCAATAGTAAAAAAAAGAGGGAATAAGGACGTAAGCCCCTATTCCCTCCTAATATCTACGTGCGCATCAACCTCGCTTGTAGACGGTATAGGCAACCCCCACAGGGTTACGAAGAGCAATTAGTTAGGTATTGAAGGCGCTCTCCTTACCTTCAATGTCTTACTTCTGTGCGTTCATCACCATACTTATGGCATCCCGTTCAGCGTCAAGGTCTCGATTCACAACGTCCTTCTCGTTGAACTTCTCTGGGAAGCGTTCCATAAGCTTCTTGATGTTAGCTTCTTGAACTTCATCCTGCGTGGTACTCACAGCCTTGCGAGCAAGAGCTAGGTACCATTCAAGATCACCAAGCTCTTCTATGGTGTTAAGCCTGTCTCTCATCAAGACAGAGTCATACAGTTCCCCGAGTTCGCTTATGATACCAAGGATTGCGTGGTACATATAAGCTTCGTGAGTATCCATAGGCGGCATCATCTTGTACCCAGGCTGTGGTTCACCAAGCCCGTAGAAGATGTCTCGCTTAAGATCATCTGCCATTTCGGATATACCGAACAACAAATGTCTAAAGGACTCCCATCTTTTTGCGCTTACGGTATGCGTTGCAACCTTCTGTGATAGTGTTCTAAGCGCTCTTTCTTGGTAAGTGGTCTTTCCCTCCATCGGTTTAATCTCTTTGATGTTGATTCGGCTTCTTCCATAGTACGGAATACAAAAGGCATATACTCAAAGTCATATGTCTGATGCTTTCCGTACCCTTTAACAGGTACTCTCTTGATACCACAAGACCCTATACCGTTCCTTATGTAAACGAAGGTCTTGTGTCTCTCGATGTCACACGCACTCCACTTCACAGGTTCGTATCTATACGCTTTTCTGTGTTGTGGTTTCCTGATTGTGTACTGAGTCTTTGTAGACGACGTACTGTCTTTGTCCATTGCTCCTCTTCTGTTTGTGTGGTATTTGAAGCTACGTCGGGAACTACATTCTTATTGATCTGATCTAGTTGATCCTGCCAATACTTTGCGTGTGGCCCTCCGATCTTGTTCCAATAGGAAATAGCTTCAAGTACCATCGGTTTATAAAAGTGTGGTGCTTCTGTCTTGACAGCTGGCTTAGTTACGGACTCCCTCCATCTATCGTAAGATTCTCTTGTCTTCCATACCTTGTTGTTCTTGTCAATGTAGAAGCCATCGAATCCATTCTCTCGATAGATCCGTTGGTATACCTTGACGGTGGTTTCGGAAAACCTAAGAAACTTGGATATGCTATAGCTAGACTCTCCATCATCCGTCATCTTACAGATGCGAATAAGGTCATCGAACATAACGTCGTTACGAAGACCGCTTGGAGTTCTTATGCCGTAGGGAGAAGTTAACCTCGCTTCCTTGGACTTGGCAAGGTCATCTTGAAACAACCACTTGACTACTGTTGGATATTCCTTGTTGATCGAAAGATCTTTGGCGATCTTCTTTATAGGTACTCCATCAGACAAAAGCCTTCCTATCTTGTCAATAAGATGGCGACTGTAAACCCTTCTTACTACAGTGTAGTCAAAGCCAGGTCTAGTCTCTATGCCATAGTAGTCACACAAGATGTTGGCGTTTCGAGATGATATGTCAAGCATCTCTGCTGCCTCCCTAACGGGAAGGCCATCTTCCCACATAAGACTCTTAAGCTTCTTCGCTAGGTCGGGTCTACCCTTGTATTTCTCCATAACTCATATCTTCCTGCTTATCTGCAAGCTGAGGTTTTAATCTGCAAACTGCGGTTATGCAGAATAAAACAATCTAAATGAATGTTAACGCGATAAAAACGGGTGTTTACTGTTGTTTATGGGCACAAATATCTGGAGACAGAGCGGTTATTACTGCTATTGCGATAAAAACCGATGTCTCCAGATACTAACCTTGCGTTGTAATCACAGAGTGTGACCGCAAGATTGGTGTTGCCTTGCCCTAGTCGTTACTTGGTGGTGTGTCAGAAGTCAAGAATTTAGGCTCGCCCCTTTTCCACTTGTTCCCCCTTTTCCACTTGCCTCCATACCAAGAGCCATTGAACCAGTAACCATACTCCCATACGCCATCAAGCCAATAGCCATCATACCAAACACCATTTCTCCAAGTCCCCCCTTGCCAAACGCCACTTCTCCAAGTACAATTCTCCCAAGTACCATTATACCAGACACCACTTTCCCAATCACCTCCTTCAAAAACACCGTTGTGCCATATGCCGTCTTTCCAATCACCATTCTGCCAGATGCCATCTTGCCACACACCGCTACTCCAAGTACCGCCTTTCCAAATACCTCCCTTCCAAAGCCCGTCTTCCCAAGTGCCATTCTCCCAAGTGCCCGCCCACCAAGTACCTCCTTGCCAAGCGCCATCTTTCCAAGTACCATCATACCAATGCACAATACCACCTGCGATCTCTACGTCTGCATCTACGGTGTCCGCATCCAATAGCCACTGTGGCGCGTTTTCAAGTTCTTCAATCCTCATAGCTTACCTCTTGTTTAGTCGTTAGATGGTGGTGTGTCAGACAGCACAAGATTATCCTTGCCACCTTTCCATTTGTATCCCTTTTCCCACTTCCCTGCATACCAGTAGCCTCCATGCCAGCGACCATACTTCCATACGCCATTAAACCAATAACCCTCATTCCATACGCCATTAAGCCAAATTCCACCTTTCCAAGTGCCTCCATACCAAATGCCATTCTGCCAAGTCCCTCCATACCAAGTACCATTCTCCCAAATTCCATCATACCAAACACCATCAAGCCAAGTACCGTCCTTCCAAACGCCGTTGTGCCATACGCCTTCTTTCCAGACGCCACCATTCCAATGAACAATACCATCAATGATTTCTACATCGGCAAAGTTGGTATCAGCATCCAATAGCCACTGTGGTGGGTTTTCTAGTTCCTCGATCTTCATTGTTCTACCTGTTTGTTGTTAGATGGCGGCGGTTCTATTTCAAACCACCAGCTTATTGGCGCGTCAATAAACTTCCAGTTGTCGCCTTCCCAGTAATCAACGTCTGCATAGCCCTCTCCGTCTAAGTACAGATCTACCCAAACTAGATACCAATCTGGCTTATGCGGCTTTGTCTGTGAGTAATCCTTCCATTCCATAGCCATTGTCACCTCTGTTTATCGTTTTAGTTTTATCAAGTACCTCCAAGCATTGAGCTTAGTGTGCTTAAATGCAATCACTTCCTCTACCCTTGGATGCATATTCAGCCCGATCTCAGTGATTTCGTGCTCTATACCAAAGCGATTTCTTGCATCCTCTTCAAGGTACTCACTCCATTCTGAACGAAGAAAGTCTAACTCAAGAAGGAATGGCTTGCCATCTTTAATGGCAATAGTCCAATAGTAGTCATACAAGGCTTGTGCACCTTCGTATGACCACCCTGCAAGTTCGTCGTCGAGCAGATTGTCAATCCACTCCGACTCATATATCTCTCTAACTATCATTGTGCCTCTTGTTTTCGTAGTCCATATCTGATAGGATAAACAGTAACCCTAGCCATAAACAAGCAACGGCTAGAGTTACCATTTCCCACTGCTCACCGTAACCCATTAGCTTATTCTAATGTGCTTCGATGGCTCTTCGTAGTATGCGATGTCTGATATGTCTCGACCAGAATCAAGCGCTGCTTTAATAGCATCCTTGTCTGGTTCCTTGACATACTTCGCAAAGGAAGGCGGCAACTCCTCAACAGGCTTGTTGATCACAAGCTTGCCCTTGCTTGCCCTTGCAACGTACACCTTGCCAAGATCAGTGTCAACAGATCTCACATCCATAACCTCCATATGATGGAGTATGTAAGACTTGAGACGGTCTGCTGCCCTTCCTGCCTTCTTGCTTATGGTATCAAGACGGCGCTTCTCTTCAAGAGCTGCCTGCTCTCTTGCTTGAAGCTGCCTGATCACCATTATGTAGCCCTTCATCTTGTCCTTTACGGCCGCTTCGTTGCGACTCATAAGCTCTTCAAGCTCTTCGGTGATCTCACCTCCAGACTCGATAAGCATAGACTGAAGCTGCTCAAGCTCTTCCGTTAGTTCGTATAGTTTCATTTCTTGTCACCGTACTTGTAGTTAACATAGTCTATGATTCCCGACAAGGCAACACCTACGAAGATCACAGTAAAGATTATGTTTGCTATCTCGTTCTCAAACATGGTAGATACCGTTTAGTTAAACAAAAAAGGGCGAGCCCCTCCGAAGAAGAGCCCGCCCAATCGAGGCGCATATGGTATCTGGCTACCATGACGCAATATACAGAAAGGAAACACCTGTGCGCTTCTTTCTTCCGTACAGATCTATGAGTTGGGTAAATCTTTGCACAGTGTACTCAGTCCAAGACCCATTATAGCTATCTGCTTCTTCGAAACTGTTCCAGCTTTCGATCACATCTTGGAAGTGATCTCGTATTTTGATCAAGTCCTCGATGTATAAATAGATGGTAGTCTCGTTATCATAGTTCTCCTTGATGTAGTCTTGGAGTGGCCAGAACTTGCGCCAGTAGGCACAGTAAGCCATATGCTTAGTGTACACAGCAAGCCCCTCGTCTCCCTCCAAGAAGTCTACGATGTCTGTGTCTTCCTTGTACTGACTGGGATCTATGGTTTTAGTAGCCATCTCGATCCGTAAGTATTGATCCAGTCCCATTACGCTATCCTGTTTAGTTCCTCGATTGTTGATTGCACATCGTCTACATCTACATCCACATCAATGGTCTCAACAGTGATCCATCCATCTGGATTGACGTAGAACGATACCTTAGCCGTACCGATTAGGTAAGACTTGAACCCTCTGCCCGTAGGGCCAGAGCTTTCAATAGCTATGTCAAAGACTTCGTTATGTAGCCCAGCTCCCCAGCTGTGAAACTTGGGTTCCTTATCGAAGATCTCTTTCAGCATATTGTTGTACCTCTCCCTTTCAGTGCCCGTAGGCTCAAAGCTTTCATAGGGAATCGCTTCCCGTAGGCCCGTAGCTTTCAATATGTCAAATGCTTTGTTCTTCATTTCACCTCGGGTTTGTCTAACGGAGCTTGTCCATTAGGGTTAGTAAATCACTCAATCGGATAACAGCAAGGTTTTCACCTCTGTCTTCCCGAATAATAGTTGCGTCTATCCTTTCTGTTGGTATCAGATATTTGGATATAGCCTTCTTACGTTTACACTGAAACCATAGGTCATAGTCAGGCCCTATGTTGCATACGATGTCTACTTCCTCAGGTAGTCCTCTCGTCCTACCGTTAGAACCCCAACACCGTTCTGCCTTGAAGCCCGCCTCCTTCAGTACCTCTACGACTTCTCGCTCATAAGCAAAGCCCTTACGCCGTTGCATACTACCCATCTATAAACACCGTTTGTTGCTGTTCAAGCGTGTGAACTGTCTGCCGTTCAAAGTTAAACCTAAGTCTAACATCAAGCGGCTTACTGTCACGTGACTTCATAGACCTAAGTCTACGCGTATCAAGATCACGATCACCTTCAAGCGCTAATACGTGATCTACCTTGGTTACGATGTCTTGCTTACCCGTCAAGTCCGTAAGCTGTAGCTCACGTCTTACGGTCTCACCTTTCATATTAACGATGCCTTGCGTCTCACGAGCGCCAGACTTGTTTAGATGGTGAACACATATGACGATGATGTTCTGCTTTTGGGCAATGCCACGCAGTCCTTCCAAGATGCGACCCATTTTAAAGAACTCGTTGTTACCAGCTTCCTTAACCGTGATACCGTCGGTGGTATCAACAACCAAGATCTCTGGTCGCATACTCTGAACAGCTTGCTCTATCGTATCTATCGTAATAGAGTCCGAGTGCATAGCAATATGGTTTACCTTATCTGTGATGTTCTTTCCCTGCACAATCATCTCTTCGATCTCGTCCTTGTTAGACGCATACGCCGTCTGTAAGAACCTGCGAAAGAGTAGGTGCTTGGGCATCTCTAGATTCAAGTAAACTGTCTTGCGCTGTTCAGCCATCACGATGTCTTGCACAAGCATGGACTTACCCATACCCGTGTCGGCCGTGATTACCATAAGCTCGCCTGGCACTAGCTTGTAAGACTCGCCACCGTACCTTGAACCAAGGTCAATGTACTTGCCATTTCTGATCTTGTCTATGTACACACCTAAGTGTACAGCAAGATCTTCTGGTGATTCAAACTCCATAACGTTGTTCTTTTTAGGGTAGAAAACACACGAAGACGAGCAGTTCTTCTTCATGATCTTGTCCTTACAACCATAAGCGTACTTCCTAGCGTAAGCACTTTTGACGATCCTTTTCAGCTCGTCAGCCATAGTTGTGTCTGATAACCAATCAGCAAGCACGGTCTCTGCGTGGTCAATCGGAAGACCGATACGCCATAGCCACGAGGCAAGCCGTAGTAGCTCTTCGTGTCTATTGCCAAGTGCTGGTTCCTTGTTTATCAGCTTCTGCATACAAGTGTAGTAGCGGGTAGGCTCTACTACAACTCTGAGTTCACTTCGCCATCTACCGTTGGTAGCACCCATTACTAAGTGCTGCTTCAGTACAGGCTCAGGATCTTCCTCAGGCATGACAGGATCAAGAAAAAGATCACGATCCATCTGCCCCTGAAACTCTTCAAATGACTTGAAGAATACAGAAGGATCGAGGCTCGTCTTCATGCGACCAGACTTCTCGTGCTTACTGAATGGCAAGCGTATATGGCTGTGTATCCCAAGGGGTGCTGTGTCTAACGTTTCGTAGGGAAAAAGCTTCTCTACTGTAGCCTTGAGAATAGATGCGCTGTGCATTGTGGGGTAGATGCCGAAAAGACGACCATCTAAATGCACGTGTACACCCTTACGTCCAGACCTATACACACGAATGTGTTCAAGGTCGGCATCCATATACTTATGCAGATTCATAATCATACGATTAACGTCTGCATAAACGAGTTCTGGATCACCGTCGAAATCAAGAATAGGTTCGGTTACGTAAACCTTTCCCTTGAAATCAGCGGTAATACCCTTGTTGTTGACAGCTTGCTTCTTAATGAAGTCAACGCCTTCTTGATCGAAAGCGTATTGACTGCGCCAAGCAACAACGTTATTCAGTGTAGAGAGAAACGAATCTTTGTACTCACCACCGACAGGTACAGTAAGACCCTTACGGTTCCATATACTGTCTATAACTACTCCATAGTGAAGGTTATGTCCTGCCTTTGGATTCACGATACATTTCCCTGTGTTTTGTGCCCCGTCTTTGTCTCAAAACATACGTCTTGCCACGCAGGTTAGGGTTGTGTTCCTGTAGTTGGCGACGCGTTCTTCTTACGGTTTCTTCCGAAGGAACACGACCAGCTTTCTGTGCAGATAGCAGTTCATAGATGGTCGTGTCCTTGGAGAAACCGTGATCACTCAGCACACGGAAGTACAGATTGATGTCATCATCACGATAACGCTCGTCCTCTTCCAGTGCTTTCTTTACGATCTCGATTAGTTGCATGACTAATTCAGCATATACTTGGTGTAAGCTTCGTTACGAACAAAGTCCGTGACCTTGCTCATAGTATGCAGACGCTTCTGAATAGGCTGTTCGCCACAAGACTCGGTCACAGCTTGATACAAGGTATTAAGCGTGCCCTCACCATACTCACTGTGCGTAGGACGATTGAACGTTCTCACCGAGTTGGTGAACTCGTTCGCACGTATGACTTTGTTGCCATACATACGGCCAAGCATACTGTAAGCGTCGTCATTCGTGATGTCCGTCTCCTTCAGTTTAGATAGAAGGTTACGAATCTTCGTATACTCGCTAGACGCAACTGGCAAGTGCTTGGTGGCAAGAACAATAACCTTCTCTCGTATCTCTCCAACGTGCTTCTTCAGTAAGGTGACTCCAGAACCAGAAATGCAGAGGTTGGAACATACCAACACCTCTGCCCCAATAGCAATACCGAAGGACATAGACTTGTCCATACTGTTGCGAAATCCTACAATCATTCTGTTGTCGAAAGTTGGATGGCTTGGGTGTTCAAAGTACAGCTTAGCAAACATCCTTGACGCTGGCGCATCCTTGTAGTGTACAGAGTTAGGCGCATAATACTTGCCGTCATCAAACTCTACTCTTGCGTCTACAAGGTTGTAGCCTTGTTGCTTAAGGTGATACTCAGACATACCTACCATATCACGAAGAACCTCTGAGTGCGTGTACATACTGTACCCACGGCGTGTTCTCTCGCCTTCTTCGCGTATGCTTCGATAGACTTCAAGGTCTTCGATGTCTACTAGATCATCAAGTGCCTTGTCTAGTTCAATTTGCTTTCCGTAAATACTTACCATAATAACCTCGTTGTTGTTGTCGTATAAAAAAAGGGACGGAGGGCAACCGCCACCCCCCGTCCCTGTGATAGGCAAACAGCAGTCCCTCTGCTTACCTAGAAGGGCATATCGTCTGGAACTTCACTAGAAGGCTGCGCCTCAACAGATGCGCCATCACCATTGCTTGTGAGTAGGTCTGGACGATACGCGTTACGTCCTTGCAAGCGACCTTGCTCGTACGAGCTGTTGAAGTCAGCAAGCACAGCAGAGAAAGCGCTAGACTCTTGGTCTTCCGTAGCGTCAGAAGGAAGCGTGCCCACAAACGAATGCGCAGCATACTTAAGCTTACCTTCCCACTCACGGTTAACGTAAGAGATCCATACGACCTTCTGATCAAGCAGTCGGTTTGTCATTGAACTATAGAAGTCTACATAGTCTTCGATAGTCACGATTTCCTTTCCTTCTGCCTCAGCCTTGAGGTTCACGCCAACGCCTTCAAAGAGACGATTGATCTTGAACGTACTGCCTGGGCCAGAAAGCTCACCGTTGTCCTTGGAGAACCAAGAAGCGATCTCGATGATCTTAGGATACTGAAGACCGTCTACGAATACCGTAAGCTTTACACGTATGTCTGGCATAAGTGTGTCTGCTTCGCTGAACTGGTATTCGACAGCTTGGATCTCGCCTATGTTACCATAAACACCAGGCCGTTCTGTGTTGAACTTGCTGGTCACGGGTGAAGAAGACTTACCATTGGTAAAGAAAGACATAAGGTACCTATGTTTTGGGTTTTAGAAAAAAGAACTACTTAGATAGATGGCCGTTGATGAGATCAATACCCTTTTGGATACGCTCAGATGGCATATCTTCAAGTGAATGATACTCAGAAACGACCCTCTGTATACCAAGCTTTTTCTTGGTACTCTCAGTTAGTTCGTCAAGCAAGCCTCTGAATATAGAGACTTGCTCTGCTGTCGCAAGAAGCGTAGACGTAGCGTCACGCTCAAGCATTGATTGGCCAAACCGATCCTTCAATACGTCATAAGACCACTCGAAGGTATCACCGTCTGGCATATGGTTTGGAAAGCGTGACTTAACTACCGATGCACGACGCTTGCCACTCCGTTCACGGTCGATCTGTACAACAAGATCGAACATATAAGGTAGTCTACGCCAGCCATCGAAGGTAGTGCCTAGCTTAGACATACCTGGGCCATACTCTGGCTTACCGTGTGCCGTGACTACGACATTCATATCAAGCTGTACAAGTAGATTATACAAACGCTTGAGTACCTTGTCACGGTCACGCCACATACGCATATCGCCCGAATACTTTTCATCAAGCTGAGCCATAAGCTCTGACTCGAGGATAGTAATCGGGTCGATCACCAACGTCTTGAATGAATGCCTTGTCTGAAGCACACTACGTACTTCTTCGATAGCATCATCAATACTGTTGGTATGATACACAGCACCACCACGCTCGGCAATGATACTGTTGTAATGTACTGAGCCGCGCTCTGCGTCAATGACGTAGGGCTTTGGCATCTGTATAGCTGCTGTGGTCTTGCCTGCGCCAGAGTCGCCATACAAGAACATCTTTAATCGACCAAGTTCATTAGCCTTTGGTGTCTTACCTCGCATATACCTCTTCCTTTTGGTTGTTCATAATGTGCTTAGCTTCTTCGTAAGCCTCGTACTCTTCTTCTGCTTCCAGCTCTTGGAGCAAGTCAGTTAGCTTTGTAGCCATGAATCTGTGAAACAGAATTCCATTTCGATCACAATAGGAACGAAGCTCCGATGTGATAAACTCGTAGAGTTCTTTGTCATTCACGGGGATTGTTGTTCAGTGTTGAAAAAGCCATAGCAAGCCTGCGCATCCATCAAACGCAGACTTACTATGGTGTTGTGCTCACTATGGAAGCACAGTTTTTGTCAACTGCTTTTCAGCTGTAAACACATCTTTGCCATTGCGCTGCACTTTGATAGAATCGTATTGGGCTCTTGCTTGTTCAACGTAAGCACGTAACTCTACGTCTCTTACGCCAGAAGCAAAAGGTATCCATTCGTTCTTGTACTTAACAAGAATCCTAAATTCTTCAAGCATAGTCGCGGGTTGTTGTTCGTGCTCCGAAAAGCATAGCACGGCACATAGTCATGGACTATGCACCGTGCTACACCATTACTTACTCAACGCCAAGCGTCGCTGTGAAATCAGCAAGCTCTTCTTGATCGTCTACTTTCGGCATTGGATGCAAGAACAAGTAGCTCAATGCGCCCGTGGGTTCACCACTGAGGCTACCGTCAGCGTTACGGCCAACAAGCTCAATCGGTCGCTTGAGCAACGTGATACCGTGCTCTTTGAACCAAGCGACAATGATCGTATTGATCTTGTCGGCAAGCTCGTCTTCGTTTGCACAATAGTCAAAGAGCTTGTCGGCCATACGCTCAACAAGCTCTGCCTGCACAATGACGTGGCTACCACGGCCCTTACCCTGGTCGATCACGTCACGCATTTCTGCGGGCTTGCTCACGACCTTGTATTTGCCGTCGTCCAATCGCATACGGATGGTGATCTCGTTGCGGTTAATGTACTTCTCAAGCAAAGTTAGATTGCTCATTTTGTTTGGGTTTTTGTTGCCTGTCGTAAGAAAACCCGTAGCGCCGAACAGGCACGACGCTACGGGCTAAACGCTACAAGTAATGCTTGCTTGTGGCAATCACTGCTGTGTTAGCGTAGGTAGTTACCATAAGCAGAATAACAAAAGCGTTCGCGTTTGTTATAGCCATGATAAAACTGATTACGCAGAAGACTGCGTTAGCTACTAGCAAGAGTAGCTTGAATAGCTTAAGCTCGTTCATAGCCATGCCTCAAATCGCTTCTTGAGTTCAGCTACTTCGTCTTCCATTTGAGCAATGTTATTCAAAGCCAATGCTCGATACCATTTCAGGACATCGACTCTTATGTCCCTTATGTTATCCTCTTTCATAGTAAGCATCAAGCTACCTAATTCCCCTTCTATATCCCAATACTGTCTCAAGCTGGATCTAAGGTCTTGAGCAGCTATAATTATATGATCGAGGTTTCTTTCGTGTGAATTGATTTCGGTTGGAAAAGTCTGTTCTGTTTTCATTTCAAGTATGTTGTTTGCGGTTGTTGTAGGTCTCAGCAAAAATGGCAAGGGCCGAAGCCCTTGCCACGGACGCTTAAGCGTCCTTCTTTGCCGCGACTTTCTTCTTAGCGACGGTCTTCTTCTTGGGCACAAGCGCAAACACAACTGTGTCTGCCTTCGTTCTCCAACCCGTCTTCACGTACTTGCGGCCAATGCGAAGTTCACCTACGGTGTTCTCGCTATGACCAGTGTACGTGCGTGGCGGGATGTGCCCTTTCTCTCGGGCCCAAGTCGTGAGCGCAAGCTGCGCTTCGCCCATTCCCTTATACACGCCTTTGTCGATGCGTGCTTGGAGCTGGGCAAGAACTTCGTCGCGAAATACGACACGGAAAGGTAATCTGTCTGAGTTTGCCATTGCAGTTGTGTAAGGTTTAATGATTGTGACGGGCGCGCGAAGTTACGAGCCCAAGCGAGAGAGGAGAACTTTCGAGCGCTGGGCAATGGGTGTACGTTCTAAGTGTGGCACTAAGTCCAACGTTAGCAACGACTTAACGGTAGGCAATTTCAACCAAATCGACCCCCGTACACCCTGCCCAAGCGAGAAAGGAACTGTTATATCTCCAACTCCCAGTGTCCTTCAATTTTGAAGGGGTGGGCACCTAGCTTATGGTGATAAAAGAGAGCGAAACATCGAAACCAGCGCCTTCCGACAGCGTATATTGTGCCGTCTCCCAAATAAATGGGTCGCCTAATAGTTGAGTAATCATTATCAAGGGGCTGCTTTGGGTGCGTCTGTGTCAATCTAGGGGTAATAGCCTAGACGAGAGCGCTTAAAAGGGGCTTTCGCTGACCAAAAAGCGGCGCAATTCCCCTTCAGATGGAGGTAAATCTGACCATAGGAGATGTAACGTGTTCTTGCGTTACCCTTGCAGCTAAAAAGCGAAGCTGTATTTAGCCTATATTGGCTGAATCACAGGCAAATGGATTATATGCCAGAGTTAGTAAAGCGTAAGCTAAGGAGTGGTACCAAGGAGTTCGTAGTTTATACGGAGGAGGAGTTTCTTACTGTAAGAGAAGACAGTAAGCAAGGGGATCATAAGAGTGGATATAAGCATTGGAGGGACGTAAGCGTTACCGTTGGTGACTGGGTTATATCTGATGATGGTTATGTAGCTGAGGTCATAAGAATAAACGGGCCTTACGATACCAAGACGGGTAAAGAATGGTGTCTGGTGCTTCCTTATTGTAGGAAATGGGTACGTAGGAGTAAGGCTGGCAAGCTTTTGGCAAGGGAATTTCTGGACACGGGAAACTATAATAGTTCGTCACCGAATAAGACTTGGATAGATCAAGAACTTAAGATGTCTAGGGCCAAAAGGGTCGTAGAAACATATGCTAGGTTGTTGATGGAATCGGGGGGAGTACTGTCTGCCGAGCAGTATGATATGCTTGGTAGGTTGTATAGACCCGATCAAAAGATACCAGCAGCCAGCGTTAAGAGATTACTGAAACAAGAGAAGACCAAGAGTATGGTAAAGGAAGAGCTGGCTAGGATTATGTCTGAGAATGGGCTTACGGTTGATACTGTGATTAAGACCCATCAGAAGATCATACATGATGCTATGGATGCTGGTCAGTTATCGGTAGCTGAGAAGGCTAATGGAAGGTTTATGGATATGCTGGACATGAAGCCTGACAAGACTACCACACAAGTTGAGGCGCAGATTACTTGGGATCACCTACTTGATGAAGGGGATGATGCTGAGTACGAGATAGAACCTAAACGGCGCGATGCGCTATCCTATGACAAAAAGACTAGACCCCGTGAGATCGAAGAAGATCCACTTGAATACGACGAGTAAGGTTGTATTGTATTCGGCAGGTGATGCCTACGCAGTAGAAAAGACGGTTGTCTTTGATGGGCCCGTAGCTTTGGTTAAGAAGCTTGATGGGTCGGTTGTTATTATGACCAACTCAAGGACGGTTATTGATGGTAACAGCGAGCTTATTGAAGACGTGGTTGCCGAACCTGCGCCTAAGGCTGAGCCAAAAGCTGAGCCCAAGAAACCTGCTACGCGCAGGCGACGAACCGTAAAGCCCAAGGCCAATGAATAAGACTAACTTTTATTTGTATCAAAAGAAGCTGTTTGAGGCCTGTCACAAGATTGCGATCAAGAAGGGCAATGACTACGCAAGGGGCGATGATCCTTTCGCCAACTTTCGTACGGCTGAAGCCATTGGAGTGAAACCTATTAAGGGTATACTCATTCGTATCATGGACAAGATCCAGCGCCTTAACAACTATGGAGTGGTTGGCAAGCTTGATAACGAAAGCGCAGAGGACGCGGTTATGGATATAATCAACTACGCTAGTCTTATCGGTGGTCTGATTTGTGAGAAAGAAGGAAAAGAACTACCTACCAACGCTACTATACGGGGATATAGTGATGGTGAAGGATCTGAAGGAAATAGCAGTGGTGCGGGAGGAGTTTATTGGAGCGAATGGACACCGACGTATCGCTGTGGATGTAGGAAGGTGGAATGTGATTGTGACAAGCGAGGATAACCTAGAGCTGTTAAACAAGCGTACGGCCAAGGATGTATGGAAAGCAGAGAACAAGAAGACTTTATTTCAAGCAGCTCCAAAGTAACTAGTAGTGGCCACCTATCGTATAGGGGTACTAATGTTGTAGGTGTTAGGGTTCACTCTGTGAACGCTGACGAGAACAAGACGGTACTCATATGGAGATTGGAGTCACCCTCAATCGGTTTGCACACACGCCCGTAGGTGTATTCGGTGAGCTGATCCTGCCTAGTGGTAGGACGCTATACACGGTTGAAAGACCCTGGCTTAATAACAAGCCTACGGTTAGCTGTATACCAGAAGGTACGTATCCTTGTCAGCCAAGGAAGTACTACCGTGGTGGCTATGAAGCCATTGAGGTATTAGATGTGCCAGATAGAAGCTACATACTGATCCACAGAGGCAATACCATGGATGACCTAGCTGGCTGTATAGCGCCAGGTATGGATCTTGGTTATGTTAATAAGAAGTGGGCAGTTACAAATAGCCGTGAAGCCTTTGCTTATGTTATGGATGAGCTTGGTGGAAAGCAGTTCTATCTTGATGTATGCACGAAATCCAAATAGAAGAGTTTTGGGGCACTGATCCAGAAAACTTGTTCTTGTGTCTTGGTGTTGCCTTTAAGGCACATAAGGGCGCTAACATTGTAGAGCTTGCTGTTATAGCTAATGAAATACTTGGTGGTATAGGTGAGTCGTCTACTTCGTTTACCGATGATGATACGGGAGAGTATATCTTTATGAAGCGCTATTTTAGTTTAAGCTAATATGCTAAAACAAGAAGTGCAGCGTCGTTGTGTGGAAGACCCGCTGTACTTTGCCAAAGCTTGTCTTCCCAAGTTGTTTGAGACGGAAAGTCCTGCGTTCCATAGGGAGATTATAGACGCTATGACGAACTTGGATGTCAAGCAACTTAATGTGCTTGCGCCCCGTGGTCACGCAAAGAGTACGCTATGTGCATTGCTATTCCCGCTCTGGCGCATCTTTTGTGAGGATCTAAGAAACAAGAAGCGTCCTAGTCCCAAGTTCATCCTGCTTGTATCTAAGAGTAGGAGCCATACGGTTAACCTGCTTACGACCATAAAGAACCAGCTTGAGTACAACCCACACCTTAAGGATCTGTTTGGGTATCAAGGTGCTGCTAACGCGAAGGCTTGGCGTGAGGACATCATACGGCTATCTAACGGTAGTATGATTGTGTGTCGTGGTATGGGCCAACAAGTCCGTGGTTTGAACATTGATGGTATGCGTCCCGATTATATCATCTTGGATGACGCTGAGGACGAAGAGAATACCAAGACGGTAGAGCGTATGGAAGACAACCTGCGCTGGATCCTTCAAGGGCTTGTACCTGCGGGTAGTAGGGACTGCAAGGTTGTAAACATTGGTACGCCACAAAAAGAGCGTAGTGTGGTATTCACGCTCAAACAGATGCCTGACTGGATGACGCTATCCTACAAGGCTATTGATAAGGATGCTGATGGAAATGACTTGGCTTTATGGCCAGAGATGCGCAGTCTTGAATGGCTGTATGAGAAGAAGGCAAGCTTGGAGTCGATTGGTAGGGTAAGCGCTTTCTATCGTGAGTATCAGTGCGAAGTGATTGGAGATAGTGACCAGCTATTCAGAGAAAATGACTTGCAGTACTATGAAGGAGATTTATCCGATGGCTACATCGTCGACAGCCAGACCAAGGAAAAAACCGCCGTTAATATTTTTATGGGCGTTGACCCTGCTAGTAGTGTTCGAGCTACTGCAGACTACACGTGCATTATGGTCATAGGTATGGACGAGGACAAGAACGTCTATGTTATTGACTACCTAAGGAAGCGTATCAAGCCTATGGACGTAGCTGACGCTATCTTGGATTGGTATAGGAAGTACAAGCCAGCTAAGGTTCAGATAGAAACCGTAGGCTACCAAGAGATGCTACGTGACTATCTTACGAGATTGGAAGGCGTGTACATACCTGGCCTTGCGATTAAGAACCAACCACGCAAGGGTAAGGTTCAGCGGCTTGAAGGCTTACAACCTATGTTTGCTCGCAAGAAGGTATACATCAAGAAGTCTCACAGTGAGTTCGCTGACGAGGTACTGATCTTTCCAAGGGGCAAGCACGATGACACGCTAGATGCTTTCTTCTATGCCGTCAAAGGTGCGTTCCCGCCATATGGCGATCACGACTTTCGTAACAATACAGATGAACCTATCGTAAGGGAGCGCTCTTACGACTGGATGGTTGAGTAATGGAGAAGATATTTGATCCAAATACACACGAAGAGTTTTCTCCTACGGATAACGTAGAAGAGACAGAGGACACGTCTTCAAACGAAGAGGTCACTCTGACGTTATCCCTGCACAGACACTACCGTGACTCACAGGACGCTTGGGGAGATCGCGCTTCTGAGAGTAAGGATTACGCGCACGGTTATCAGTTCAGTGCAGAACAAGTAGACACCTTAGCCAGTCGTGGACAGGCGGCTGTCCCGATCAATGTGATCTACCCAGCAATGGAGTTGTCGATCAGTCTATTGACGGGCAGACCGCCAGGCTTTCAAGCAACGGCACGGGAGGATTCAGACGTTAAGACAGCACGTGCTATTAGCGATCTGATGTCTTACATATGGGCAAACAGCTATGGCAATGCACAGCTTAAAGAGTCGCTCTATGACTACTTTATGACGGGCCGTGGCTTTTTGATGGCTTACGTTGATCCCGAAAGTGATTACAATCGGGGCGACATCAAGGTTGTAGCCGTTGACACACTCAAGGTCTTGCCTGATCCGAACAGTCGTGATAGGCTGTTCCGTGACGCAAGCCATGTGCTCGTAGAGCACCTTCTTACGGGTGAGCAAGTATTAGGTATGTGGCCAGATTCCAAGCCTATACTGAGCAGAGCCCAAACTACACACGATGACATTGAGGAATTTGTCTCAACGAAGGTTGACGATCTGAGTCGTAGCCGAGACCGTGTGTATGACAACCACCACAGACGCTATGTAGTTATTGACCGTTACAGCAAGGTCAAGGTTGATTACATACACCATTCCATGTCTGGTGGTGAGGAAAAGGTAGATCTGTACGATGACTTTGCACAGCTGATGGAAACGCCAGCTTTTGTGTTTAGTGATCCGAATACGGGGCAGCAACAGATCTACGCTGTAGATACAGCAAGTAATGGTGCCGAACTCTTTGAGATGGCACAGCCTACGGAAGACCCCGAAACAAGGCTTATAGAAATACCGCCACAGCAGGATCCACAGACGGGTGCTATGATCCCAATGCAGCCTGCGATCATAAAGAGTATGCCACATCAAGTGCTACTCGACAATGGCGTTATGGAGGCAAGACCCGTTCGGCTTCCAAGGATCAAGCACGTAATCATCATCGGTGGTCAGCTATATCGTAGCTACTACTTACCGATTGACGAGTATCCGATTGTGCCTATCCTAGGACGACACGACCGTGATCCATATCCGATAAGTGATATTGATTTCGTGCGCCCATTCCAAGACAGCATCAACAAGCTTCATATGCAGTTGGTGGCTAATCTTGCTAACAGTACTAATGTCAAAGTATTCCTTCCTAGAGGCAGTGTTGATAAGAGAGTCATCGAACAAGACTTTGCAAAAGCAGGTAGCGCAATCATCGAGTATGATGCAGAGATGGGTATGACGTGCAGGTTGTATCTGGATCTATTCTGCCTACAAACAGATATGCCCTACTGGAATACTATATGCAGTTGTATCAGATGGGAATCATTGACCAAGTAGAGATCCTTAAGAAGACAGACGTGGCTGATGCCGATGGTGTTATGGAACGTGTTGGAATCGTTAGGAATCTACAAGGTCAGCTACAGCAGGCTCAAGAAGAAATCAAGCGACTACAAGGCGACTTACAGACGGCTGATCGTGAAGCGATACAGGCTCGTAAGCGTGTCGAAGTAGAGAAGTTTGGTTCTCAACTTGACAAGATCAAAAACAAAGCGCAAGCCGCAACCATTATAAATGAGCAACGTAACCGAGACAACAAATAGCGTAGATGAGCTTATGGACGCGTTCATGGGCAAGTCTTCGAGTGATCCATACTCGTTTCAAAACGAAGCGCCTGACACGGCACCACAACGTGTGCCAATGCCAGAAGACGTTCAAGAAGAGGGTGGTTTTGAGCAATCCGATGAGGGTTCGCAAGACATACCAATCGAAGAGCGTATTGCGTTAGAAGAGAAACGACGACGGGATTTTCAGTCCAAATACGACAAGGCGCAGAGTGAGCTTACGCGTATGAAGGAAGTAATGCCACTGATGGAGTACATCAATGGCAATCCTTCTGTCGCGAAAAGGGTCTACGAGACCATTGAGCAAGAACTCTCGCGGCAAGGTTCCAGCGACGCACAAGCGCCAGCTGAATCAAAGATAGAGCCGCCAGAAAAGCCTAAAGCACCAGAAAAGCCTAGAGACTACGATCCGTATGACGTAGACGCTTCAAGTCCTTCTGGGCGTTATAAGCAAGAGTACGACGCTTATCTAAGTAAGCTTGACAGCTATTACGAAGAACGGCGTGAGTATGACATTGCTATGACGCGACAGCAGGTTGAATCAGCTTTTCAGCCTTACATCCAACAAATGGAGCAGCAGCGCCAAGCCCAAGCGCAACAGCAGCAAATGCAGCAGATCTACGGTTCATTCGTAGAGTCTGGTGTAAACCCACAGGAAGCCGCTGGTGTGATTCAATGGGCGCAGGGTTATCAAGTAACCCCGCAGGACGTTGTGGCTTTATACAAGATGAAGAACGGTATTCAGCAACAGCCACAGAGAAAGCCACCACAGCAGGTGAATTTCCCTATGCCAGCTAGTACCGTCGGCAACTCTAGCATTCCTCAGCCAAAAGCAGAGGATCAATTCTTTGAAATGATGCTGGGTATGGAGAAAAAGAACTCCGACTTCTAGCGTCGAAACCTTGACATACAATGGCTAATCAGTACTCAGTAACGCCGTCCAATACGGTGCAGGGAGTGAGCATTGACAGCTCACGCCGAATTTTTAATTTTGGTGACCGTGTCGCAGAACTTGCGCCAATGGAATCACCTTTCTTTGCGTATCTATCGCAACTATCTAAAGCCCCTACGGATGATCCTGTATTCAAGTTCTTGGAGCAGCGTCACCAATGGCAACGTCGTAACTTTATCGTTTCGACCGATAAGGTAGACCAAAACCTACAAACGACCCCTACCTTTGACATCGTTCTTGGTGCTACGGTAGACAACTACGGCCGTGACCTCGGCAAGGATGCCAACGGGTTTCAAGTAACGGGTACGGCTGATTTCTTCCTTCCTAATCAGCGTATTGTTCTACAGGGTTCTGTAGGAGCTGCCATCGACTCTACGCCAAACTACTTGGTGTATGCTACGATCAACAGCGTAGGCTCTGACTCTGGCGACGGTACGACCGTAAACATCACGGTTACGCACGTATCCGACATCACGGGAACGAGCGGTTACACCGATACGCTTACGGGTCTTACGGCGATGGACTTCTATCAGAAGACCGCAAGCGTTGAAGGCTACAAGGGACAGATCATTGGCTCTGCTTTTGGTGAAGGATCAACGGCACCCGATGGCTGGGTAGATCAGCTTTATGACCGAGAAGGTTATACGCAGATCTTCAAGACGGCTGTGCCTCTTTTCTCTGGTACGGCACTGGCTACGCGCTACCGTGGTCGTCCCGATGAGTATATGCGCATCTGGAACCAGAAGCTCAAAGAGCACAAGATCGACATCGAACACGCACTGATGTTTGGTGTAGGTCGTGCTGATGAGTCTGGATCTGGCCCTGCCCGATACACCCACGGTATCGTTCCTTACACCGAGAAGTATGGGTACAACAAAGCGTTTACCTATGCTTCTTCAAGCTACGATGACTTCGTAGACTTCACCGAAGAGTTCTTTGCGCCAGAAATTGGTAACTCGCCTAACAAGCTTGTTCTTGCGTCTCGTAAGGTAATGAACTACTTCCAGAAGCTGGGTGGCAACGGATTCCTAGCCAACTCGTTTGGTGTTACGGGAACGACAGATGCAACTGCTCTGAAGTTTGACATTCAGACTGGCCAAGGTCGCTTCGGTCACAATATCACGAAGATCGAAACGATGTACGGATCGCTTAACTTCGTAATGGAACCACTACTCCGTGGCCCATTCGAGAATATGGCGATCGCCGTCGATATGGCAAACGTGAAGTACCGTCCTCTCGTTGGCAATGGTGAGAACCGCGACACGCAGATCATCACCAATGTACAGAACAACGACGTTGATGGTCGTAAGGATATGGTGTTGACGGAAGCAGGTCTTGAGATCAGCCTTCCTGAAACGCACGCCCTACTCAAGTTCTCCTAACGGTTGAACAAGCCCCTACGTCAGCTTTTTGGGTAGCCCAAGCTTTACCTACACAGACGCTGTCGCAAGCACGGTGTTTGGTATAAACATAAGCTCTATAACCAGTCTTGCGAATACGCTTTCAGTGCCTGGGGCTCCGATATTTACGTATACAGACGTAGTATCTGACACCTACACAGAGGCTGATGCGGCGCTTAACGAAGTAGATACGATCATACAAGATCTTGCGCCTTCGTTTATAACGCTACCCGTTCTATCTGTAAGCTACGCAGACTTCAATACGGCCATGACCAATGGCGATATTGAGCTTGCGCAGTCCTATCTAAGCCAGATACAGACAGAGCTTTCTGAGTACCAAGCAGAATCGCAGACGGCTATCAATGAGTTTACGGCTCTTAATGCCCGCAGGTATGACTCTTCGATTAACCACGCGATCAACAAGGTTGATGCTTATCTAAAAAGACTGCAAGACATTGCAAGTCGTGCAGACAGCGTAGCGCTTCAGAACGAAGCAAAGGAATTAGAAAAGCAAGTATCTACGTATCGTCTAAGCCTTGATCGGTACACGCAAGATCTGAACAAGTACCAAGCAGACGTACAGAAGCTTGTACAAGCTACTCAGATAGAGCTAGAACAGCTTAGGACAAACGCACAGCTTGAAACAGACGTAAACGTACAGAACGAGGCTCGTACGCTTGAAGCCCAAATAAGCGAGTACCAGTCATCTCTGAGCTTGTATCAGGCCGAGCTTAATGAGCATCAGATAGAAGTACAAAAAGCTATATCGCAAGCACAGCTTACACAAGAGCGACTTGTCGAGACGGCTCAGCGTACTGATAATCTTGCGATACAAGATGAAGCCCGCAGGCTTGAGAAGGAAGTATCGGAATACCGACTTGAATTAGAACGCTTTGGTACTGAGATTCAGACTTACGGGCAAGAGCTGCAGTCTTATGGCTTACAGCTTCAAAGCAAGGTCAGTGAAGCAAACGACAAGCTTCAACGTAAGACGCTCGAGATCCAATCGCTTACCGCAGATCGTCAGTATTACGATGCGATGTATGCACAAGAGTTACAAAAACTAGGAGTGGTTCAGGCAAATGGCTAACAAAGTAAACATAGGTTTGTCTATCGAGGGAGTACTTGAAAAGTACGGACTAGACAGAAAGTACATTGCTGGTTTTAGGGCAAGCGATACGTTTGATAGTGTCGTACAAGAAGTAGTAACAATACAAACATCAGATACTAATGATGCGGTTCCAACAAACATCACGTCAGGCATAGCAACCTTTGATGCTGGGGATATTATCTATGTAGAAAATACAAGCACTAGTATACCGGGGTATCTTGGTGTGGTTGTTGGCGGGAATGACTATACATTTAGCTCTCTTAGACCACAGCAAGGAATAGCTGTTATTGCCCACGGCTTAAATGTTCCACAGCTTTCCATTGAGGCTGATAGTGGCACTATTACGGTGAACGTAGTTGTATTTAGGTCTTCGTTTTAATCTCTTAAGCAATCTAGCGTATTATGGCAGATAACGTAAGGATACAGCTAAAGATAACAGCGCCTACAAACTTTGGATCAACAAATACGTCGACCAATGATCTTCAGTATGTAACATCTGGTTCAAAAGCTGTTCATAAGTTTGAAGCCGATTTTACCAAGACGATTGACCCTGCTGTTTTTCCAGAGGTTGTTTCCCTGCAAGTAAACCCAACGCCATCGACTCAAGCTGAATACACGGGATATAGCGATGGTGACTTGCTGATATTTAGCAACCCTTCCACCAATAGTGCCGTAATACTTTCTGTAGATGATGGAAGTTTTCCTCCAACACAGTTTTGCAGAATAGGGCCAGGTGAATGCACATTCCTAATGGCAGAAGCTGGTGCCCCTACCAAGTACTACGCGCAAGCAGAAACTGTTACAACTACGCTTAACATTATTCGATTTGAATCGGTTCAGTAATGACTTATCAGCAAGCTACAGAACAAGTAAGACGGCTCTTCCCCCAGATAACTGAGGCTGAAGTCTTTATGCGCTTGCGTAATGCCATCATAGAGCTGGCTGAGGAGGTCTACATCGAAGAGGAACTCTATTCCTTTAC